TGCGTGCCGCGCCGCAAGAGTCGTTTATATCGGCTCGCACATCGCGTGCCGAGCAACCTGAAGCCTTACAGGGTGTGCATTCGGATAACGTGATGCTTGTGGCGGATGAAGCGTCAGGGATTCCTGAAGCCGTGTTTGAGGCTGCCGCGGGTTCTATGTCAGGGCATAACGCTGTCACGATTTTGCTTGGGAACCCAACAAAGTCCAGCGGGTTTTTCTTTGAGACGCACAACCGTTTGAAGGATGAATGGTGGACGCGCCGCGTGTCTTGCTATGACTCAAGGCGCGTGAGCAAGGAATATATCCAGGACATGGCTTCGCGCTATGGCGAGGAATCCAACGCGTTTCGTGTTCGCGTGTTGGGTGAGTTTCCTGCAACCGATGACGATACGTTGATTGGCGTTGAACTTGTTGATAGCGCGTTTCACCGTGACGTTGCCCCCACAGAGTCACCCGTGATCTGGGGTTTGGATGTAGCAAGGTTTGGCACGGATTCCACGGCACTTGCTAAAAGGAAAGGGAACACGGTTACGGAAATCAGGAAGTGGAGGAACCTGGATCTGATGCAAACAACGGGTGCCGTTGTGAGCGAGTACGAAGTGACGCGTCTTGAGGATAGGCCTGTTGAGATACTGGTTGACTCGATAGGGTTAGGTGCTGGCGTTGTTGATCGGTTGCGTGAGTTGAATATGCCAGCGCGTGGCGTGAATGTTTCAGAGTCACCTGCTTTGGGGAACACCTACATTAACTTGCGGGCTGAGTTATGGGGACGCATGAAAGCGTGGTTGGAAAAGCGCGATTGCAAGGTGCCTAAAGATGAATCGCTTTTGGCGGAACTCGTTGCGCCGCGTTACTCGTTTAATTCAAGCGGCAAGATGAAACTTGAAAGCAAAGATGAGATGCGCAAGCGCGGCATGGGTTCACCCGATATGGCTGACGCTTTGGCGTTGACCTTTGCTAGCGAAGCAGGAACCGCGCTATACGGGAAGGCTTACAACTCCCAATGGGGTAAGCCAATTAAAAGGAACTTGAGGGCAGTTGTTTAATGGAGATAACCCCTATAAATTTTGAAGAAGCCAATGCTTTTGTTTCTGCATTTCACCGTCATCACAAACCTGTAGTTGGGTGCAAGTTTTGTTTGGCGGTAAGCGATGGAGATAAGGTTGTTGGCGTGGCTATTGTTGGCAGGCCTGTAGCAAGAATGCTTGATAACGGATGGACGCTTGAAGTTAATCGTTGTTGCACAGACGGAACTAAGAATGCTTGCTCAATGCTTTATTCACACGCTTGGAAAGCAGCAAAAGCGCTCGGATACAAGCGCCTCATTACTTACACGCTTCCTGAAGAAGGCGGGGCATCATTGAAGGCTAGCAATTGGAAATGTATTGGTTTGCGAGGAGGGGGAAATTGGAATACTAAATCAAGGCCGAGAATTGACACAGATCAATTACTTAGAGGTCAAAAAACACTTTGGGAAATGACTTAACAGGAGAAAAGTGCCATGAGCAAGCACATGAAAATGCTAAAGGAAGAGCGAAAGAAGTTGATCTTTGATTACCTGAAAGGGTTAAAGAACCCTGTCAACGCTTGGCATTTGGCGAAGAAGTTTGATATGACGAGCAAAAGGATTGACCAACTCATGACCGAATTGGCGCAAGAAGATCTTGTTGTGAAGTCCAAAGGGATCAAGGATATTCAGATCCCGTGGAAGAAAACACTTGTGAACTATTTCGAGGTGAAAGAGGAATACAAAACCTTTAAGCCGCGTAAGCCTAAGCAAAAAGTGCTTTGGCATAACCCATTTGGGATAAGGGTAGCGTGATGAACAGGGAAGATATCATCCGCATGGCGCGGGAGGCTGGCTTTGAGCAAAACTCGCTTGGTATGACGTACACGAGTGGGGCGCTACCTGAATTGCTTGAACGATTCGCTGGCCTTGTTGCCGCTGCCGAGCGTGAGGCGTGTGCTGAGTTGGTGTGGCCTACGCATCAAGTCAAGATGTGGTCAGATAAAGAGATGACCGACATGACGGGGGCGTTCAACCGAGCACAGGAAAAACATGGTTGGTACGAGACGATCATGGCCGTGGGTGCTACTGCACTTAAAGACCGCGCCGCCGCCATACGAGCAAGGACATGAAAGACTACCTCGCGGGTCAAGCCATATGGCGCACACCAGACGACGACCCGCCACCGCTAGGCGTGAAAATGTTGCTGCTAACGCCTGGTGGCGTGTGCGTGATCGGAACATGGGAGACATGGGCCATTGCCTGGGCGCCATTGCCAAAGGTGCCTGAACATATAAAGGGTGCGTTGAAATGAAAGACTTAACGATTGGCGATGTGATGGGTATCGCAAGAAACACGGGGTTTGATCAGCATGCAGAGAATCTATTTATCTTTGCAGCGCAGATTGAGTTTGTGGCAAGCGAAGCGCGCTTAAACCATTGCATCGAAGTGCTAGAGAAAAACGGTTACACGGATGCCGCTGAACTATTGAAAGGACAAGGATGAACCTAGAGCAAATGGCGATCAAAGCCACGGTTAACAGTTTGGTTGAGAACATCCACCCATCCGTCAAGGTGGACGTGGCAAACGAAATCGCGCAAGAGTTGCTTGAATTAACCGATCAGTTGTTGGCGGATTGCGTGGAATTGCTAAAGCGTTTGCAGCGCGATTAACACGCCGCTTGCATTTTTGCAAGCCTATTGATAAGGTGCGCGCATGAAAACCAAACCCGTTTGGGACAAGCCACGTCCAAAATCAGTTGGCAAGAGCGAACCTTTATCCAAAAAGGAAAAGGCTAGCGCAAAGGCAATGGCGAAGTCCGCTGGCCGCCCTTACCCTAATTTAATTGACAATATGCGCGCTGCGAGGAAGAAATGAGTAAGCAAGTGCGCGATTCGGCGGGCCACCTATGGCCTGAAATCGTCGGCAAACTTGGCACAAACACGAATATCACAACATCTGACGTGAGCCAGCAATCACACGCCGCTGGCACTGGCGTTACGTTGATGCGCGTTGCTAACGGTTCAAATGCTGGTTATCACTGCCACTTTGCAGTTGGCAATGATCCAGTTGCTAGCGAGTCATCACCTATTATTCCAGCGAACACGGTTGTTTACATCACTGTTTCGCCGGGTCAAAAGATTGCTATTGTTGCTGAGCAAAATCACGTTATGCGTGTTTCTATGACGGACATAATTCCATGATGAAGAAAACCAAAGCCGAAAAAAAGATCAGCAAAGTGATGCGCGAGTACAAAGCGGGCAAGTTGCATTCCGGTAGCAAGGAAGGCCCGAAGGTTAAGAATCCCAAGCAAGCCGTTGCGATTGCGCTTTCCGAGGCAGGGATCACGCGGAAGCCGATGTGATGCAATGCCCTATTGAAACCACGGATGCACTGGCGAACCTAAAGAACAGGAATTGGGCTTTTGCCAACGTGGGTTATGGCCCTGCTAATCCTGAAATGCCAAACGATGAATTTTGGCAAGCAAAATCAAAGACTTGGAACACTGACTTAGAGCAAGCCATGAGCATGCGCTGCGGTAACTGCGCAGCGTTTATTCAGACGCCAGAGATGATTGAGTGCATCACAGACGGTATGCACGGCGAAGATGGCGAAGAAAGCGACGACGATTATGAAGGCGACGCTGAAAACGCCGCCATGGAAGGCGAAGAAAACGATGATGAAGGCATGGACGTGGATCTTGAGGAGACTGTTCAAGAAGCCGCAAACCTCGGATATTGCGAACTCTTCCATTTCAAGTGCGCCGCGGCAAGAACATGCGACGCATGGCTCGTTGGCGGCCCCATCACACGAACCCAGGATAGTCGACGCTCAATGCAAGCTATGCGTTTCTATCGGTCAAACTTCCCGCAACAAGGTTGAATGGCGTGATTAAGCGAGGATCAGAAACGTTTTCCGGTTACAACAAGCCAAAGAAAACGCCAAGCCACCCCACAAAAAGCCATGCTGTTTTGGCGAAATCGGGTGATGAGGTCAAGCTGATCCGTTTCGGGCAACAAGGCGTAAGTGGCAGTCCTGAAGGGTCAAAGCGTAACGAAGCCTTCAAAGCGCGTCACGCAGCCAACATCGCCAAGGGTAAAATGAGCGCGGCATATTGGGCAAACAAGGTCAAATGGTGAGCTATGGACATTGAAACGGAACTCGAAACCGGCGCGAAGTCTGGACAAGCCATGGACGACACCGAAGTACAGGCAATTGTTGCCGCTGAACTCACGGATGCCGTTAACTTTATTGACTTAGAGATTGGCAACTTACGCGCCAAAGCCACCGAGTATTACTTTGGCGATCCTTTTGGCGATGAAGAAGAAGGGCGCAGCCAGGTTGTTTCGATGGATGTGCGCGATACCGTGCAGGCTATTTTGCCAAGCCTGATGCGCATATTTTTCAGTAGCGAGAATGTTGTTCAGTACATCCCACGCTCAAAAGAAGATGTGCCGATGGCAGAGCAAGCCACGGACTATGTGAAATACATTCTGAACGAGGATAATAATTTCTTCGTTACGCTTCACTCGGCATTCAAAGACGCTTTAGTGCGCAAAACGGGTGTGATCAAGTGGTGGGTTGATGAGCGCACCGAGATAAAAAACGAGTCATATTCAGGCATGGATGACGCGCAGCTGACGTTGCTGCTTAGTCAGGATGGCGTTGAAATGGTTGATCTGCAAAGCGAGCCAGATCCCAACGCGCCACCACCAATCATTGATCCGATCACCGGCCAGCAACTCACGCCAACCGTGTTGGTTCACGAGGTCAAAGTAAGCCGCCGCATTACACACAAGAAGTTTCGCGTTGAATC